CAAAGTCGTCCAAGGTTGGTGAGTTATCTTTTGGCTTTGCCGGTCAAAAGTTCTCTGGCGGCGGTACAACAAAAGAGCTTTGGGGCGGCAACGAGTTTGGATCTAACAAGTTTAAGCAATTCCCAATTTGGTCAGGATCTGGGCCAAAAGGTTCAGGATCTAACGGCTGGTTTATTTATCCGACATTGCGCGCCATTCAGCCAGAAATCATTGCTAAGTGGGAAAATGCTTTTGACAAGATCCTCAAGGAGTTTTAATGGTTGCGCAAAGTAGAACGCTCAAGCTTTCGATACTTGCCGACGTTGACCAACTCAAAAAATCACTTAACAGCGCAAACGCTGACGTTGAAGGATCGAGCAACAAACTCGGCGACTTTAGCAAGAAGGCCGGATTAGCCTTTGCCGCAGCTGGCGCAGCTGCCGGGGCTTACGCAGTAAAGCTCGCAGTTGACGGCGTGAAAGCTGCTATAGAGGACGAGGCTGCACAGATACGACTTGCCACATCTTTGAAGAATGCTACAGGCGCAACAAATGAAATGATTGTCGCTGTTGAAAAGCAGATATTAAAAACATCACTAGCCACTGGCGTCGCAGATGACAAGCTACGTCCGGCGCTATCGCGGTTGGCTCTTTCTACAGGCGACGTCACAAAAGCCCAGGATCTTTTAACTTTAGCTTTAGATATTAGCCAAGCAACAGGCAAAGGTCTTGACGCAGTAGCCAACAGTCTAGGCAAAGCCTACGACGGCAACACAGCCGCGCTTGGAAAATTAGGCATTGGCCTATCAGCTGCCGAATTAAAAACTATGTCATTTACTGACGTGCAGGGCAAGCTCTCTGATCTCTTTGGCGGCGCTGCCGCGGCTAACTCAAAGACATTTGCCGGACGTATGGAAATTCTTAAAGTTACATTTGACGAGGCAAAAGAGTCAGTCGGTGCAAAGTTGCTACCAATAATTCAACAGCTAGTTGAGTTTGTGGTCAACAAAGTAATTCCAGCCCTAGGTAAATTTGCGGATTTCTTTAAGCCAATTACAGACGCAATCAAAGACAACAAAGCCGAGTTCACTTTATTCATTGACTTCATTCAAAAATACGTCGTGCCGGTGCTGGTCACAGTATTAGGCGGTGCGTTCAAAGTAGTGGGCGAAATTGCTGGCGGAGTGATTAACGTCATTGGCGCAGTCATTGGCGGACTCAACACTTTAATCAACGGCGCAGTCGCCGGTATAAACGTTTTGATTGGCCTGTATAACTCAGTGCCATTCTTGCCTAACGTTTCCAAAATCTCAGCGCCGACAATTAGCGTTCCAACGATTGCTTTGCCTAGTGTAACTGCAAGCTCACAAGTGCCAAAGATAAGTTCTCCGAGCGTATCGGCCGGCTCAGGATCATCTTTGACCAGCGGCGGTGGCATTGCGGCCGCTATGTCCGGGGCTTCAACGGCCTACAGTGAAATGAGAAGCTACATTCCAAAATCTAGCGGTGATCCTAGTTTTCCCGGTGCATTTGGTACAAGCTCTCCAAACATAAACTTGACGGTCAATGGCGCAATAGACGCGGAAGGCACAGCGCGCACAATTGTCAACACGCTCAATGACTCATTCTACAGAGGCACAGGTGGGGCGTCAGCGTTCAGGATTGAGAAATGACGCAGTGGTCGCCGGTATGGCGTGTCAAAATTGCAGGCGTAGACGTCACAGACTCAGTCTTGGCAAGTCTTAACATCACCTCAGGCCGCACAAATATCTATGAGCAGGCTCAAGCCGGCTATTGCTCAATCACGCTCATTGTGTTCAATCAAGCTGCCATTGACTACGAGATAAATGACACCTTGTCAGTCGAGGTTCAGGATACGTCTGCCGTTTATCAACCTATATTTGGCGGCTCAATCGTGGACATAGCTGTGAGCGTCTCAGAGGTTGGCTCGACGGCCTACACGCAAGAGGTGACAATTACTGCCTTGGGCGCTCTTGCAAGGCTGCAAAAGGCTCTTACAAATGGCGTTTTGACACAGGATTTTGACGGCGACCAAATTTACACAATTTTGAGACAGGTTCTTTTGGCTCAATGGAATCAAGTACCAGCTGCCGAAACATGGGCTGCATACAATCCGACTACGACTTGGGCTACGGCTGGCAATGTAGGACTTGGCGAAATAGATAGACCCGGCAATTATGAACTGGCACAGCGCGCTTCATCACGAACTGTTATTTATGACCTTGTAGCAGCTTTGGCAACCTCTGGACTTGGCTATATTTACGAAGACGCAAATGGCCTTATTGGCTACGCGGATTCAACTCACCGTACGACTTACCTTGCAGCCAACGGTTACACCGATCTCACAGCCAATCAGGCGCTAGGTCGAGGCATAACAATCAAGACCAGAGCTGGCGACGTACGCAATGACATCACAATCAAATACAACACAAACAGCAACAACGAGGTAAGCGACACAGATCCAGACTCAATTGCAACCTACGGTAATCTTTCTCAAATAATCACAACAACAATAAAACACACTGCCGACGCAGAGGATCAGGCTGCCTTTTATCTCGCTTTGCGAGCCATTCCAATCCCTATTTTTGACCAAATAACCTACGCCCTAACAAATCCAGAGCTAGACAACGGTGATCGAGATAGCCTCTTAGGTGTCTTTATGGGTCAGCCAGTGGCTATCAACAATCTTCCCACAAATATGGCTGGCGGCAGGTTTCAAGGCTTTGTGGAAGGTTTTACGTTTCGAGCTAGTTACAACGAATTGGCCGTTACTGTAATCATGTCTCCTTTGGCCTATTCCTTGCAGGCTATGCGTTGGAATGACGTGCCAATTGCAGAAACGTGGTCAAGCGTGTCGCCAACTTTAGAATGGGAATATGCGACAATCGTCGCATAATTGAGAGGACAATAAATGGCTAATCCAACAACGTATTTCGGCTGGGTCATGCCGACATCGACTGATCTAGTAACTGACCTACCGGCAGATTTTAACGTTTTCGGTCAAGGCGTTGATACATCTTTGCAGTACTTACTTGGCGGCACGACTGGTCAAGTCTTGTCCAAAACATCAAACACAAATATGGCTTTTACTTGGGCGTGTTGTCCACAGGTTATCCACAGGGCTATTCATCAAGCACCAACGACTCATCAACGACCTTGACGCCAAATGTGCCACAGCCTGAACATTGGCTGAACCACTCATGAAGCGTTAACTCAGGCCCTTTGGTAAGTAGGTGCAGCTTGCGCCCGTCACCAAACATTTTTGCGCAGAGAGAGCAATCAAATATGAGTTGCCGCAATCTTGCCAGTGCTTATGCGCTGGTTAAATCCTGCCGACAAGGTTTATGGTCGCAAGTGATCCGGAAACTGCAAGCGGCAGCGCTGGCGGTTGGCCTATCGCTGGCGTTGTCGTCTTGTGGTTATCAAGGCTATACGCGCTATCCATGTCAAGAATTTGAGAATTGGGAAAAAGATGAGTGCCAGCGACCACAGTGCGAAGCGCAAGGTATCTGCACAGAGGACATACTTGGAGACATTATTAAGCCACAGCCGAAACAGGCCTAGCTATCAAAAGCGCCTGACACCGGAAGAAATTAAGGCAAGGCTTATTTTGTTTATTGGCATGACTCTTTCAATCGTTTTCTTAATTGTTACTTTAGGCATTACTTACGCCCTGATATTTGTGACCCAGCCCCTAGCGGCTCAAGCTCCTAACGACGCAGCTTTCATAGACTTACTCAAGACGCTGGCCATTTTCTTAACCGGATCACTGGGCGGCGTACTTGCTTCCAACGGCCTCAAGGATAAACCGAGTAGCGACACGCCCAAAATCACGCCTAATCCTTGACCTTGTCACACTCTTGCTTCATTCTTTAATTAGGGAGCGAAGCACAGTAGCTCTCTGAACGGGAGCAATTATGTTAGTGACAATAGATGTTGGCTGGATCATGTTGGGCTTCTTAGCAACAACAGTGCTTTTCTACACGCTTGGCGTCAACGCTGGTCAAGCCAATGGATACATGCGTGGCCGCGCCGCCGGTATAAAGCTGGGCAAGCTAATCAAGGAGCAATCATGAGCTTCTTGGATAACTATGAAGGCGTTGCCGAAAGAATAAAGCGTTTTTGGTCAATCTACCCAAACGGCAAAATCCACACTTCGATCATTGACGTCGATATTAAATCGGGCTATATCTTGGTTGAATGCCGTATCTATAAAAAATACGAGGACGAGCACCCAGCAGGTATCGACTACGCCTTTGGCAATGTAGCCACCTATAACGTCAACATGAAAAAGTGGTTTGTTGAGGACACAGTGACCTCAGCAATAGGACGCTGCGCAGGGCTAGTCTTAGGTACAGATACAAGGCCAACTCAGGAGAATATGCGTCAGGCAGAAAACATTGACGTTCAAATGGTCAAGGAAAGTGCCGAGGACGTCGATCTCTGGGCAACTTCGATCAGTGAGGATCTTGTGCCAGCAGCTATGGCAATCGAGGAGATCAAATCACAGCTGGGCGGCGTACAGGTGGCAGCTGCGCCAATCTGTTCTCATGGCCACATGATCTGGCGCTCTGGCGATAAGGCTGGCAAGGCTTGGGGCGGTTATATGTGCGTTGAAAAGACCAAGGCCAAGCAATGTTCGCCGCGTTGGTTTGTATTGGCCTCAGACGGCCAGTGGAAGCCACAGGTGTAATCATGGGCGAATTTGAAATCATTAACCTTGATTCAGGCAAACGATACAAAGTTGAAAAGGACGGATCAGAGCTTCGAGATGAAGTCATTCCACCGGCAATCGAATGGTGCGACAAAGGCCAACACTATGCGCCCAAATATGGCGGACGTGACGATTACGGCATTTTGTGGATTTGTTTGGCGTGCCAATCATGATTATCAAAATGAAAATAACAGAAGCTGAGGAATGGGCAATCCACAATCGAGCTTCTCAGGTTGTCTTTTCGCAAGACGGACTTGGCAGAGGCCAGCAGTACAACACGAAGCTAAACAATCACGAAAGAGTTACAGAGTACGCAGAGTCTCTGGGCGCTGAAATGGTTGTTGCCAGATACTTTGGCCTTGACTATGACATAAACGAAAACAAAGCCAAGGTAAAGGCCGACGTTGGAAAAGGGCTTGAGGTTCGCTGGACAAGCTACATAAACGGCTCGTTAATTATTTATCCATACGACCGCGTTGATGATGTTGCAGTGCTTGTCGTTGGCCGATCTCCAGAGCTTTACATTGTGGGCTGGTTGCCGGTCAAAAGTGCTATGCAAAAGCAATTCAAGAATAGCCAGCAAGACAGCTGGTGGGTCAATCAAGACAGCCTCAATCCGATTGGCGATCTAGTAAGGAGCAGCTATGCGGCGACTCACATTTGATTGCTCGATCTGCGCAAAGCTTTACGGTGACGGGCGCAGGTTGCACCTATTGTCCAAAGGCAATCCTCTCAGCTGGTGTTGCAGCTGTCGTGCCGGTACTTATGCGCTGGTTAAATCCTAACGATCAGGTTTATGGTCGCAAGTGACCAAAAAACTGCAAGCGGCAACGCTGGCGGTTGGCCTATCGCTGGCGTTGTCGTCTTGCGGCTATCAAGGCTACACGCGCTATCCATGCCAAGAGTTTGAGAATTGGGAAAATGATGAATGCAAGCGACCAAGGTGCGAAGCGCAAGGCGTCTGCACAGAGGACTTACTTGGAAACATTGTTAAACCACAGCCAAAATCGCCCTAAATATCAAAAGCGTTTATCGCCTGAGGAGATTAAAGCTCGTTTGATTTTGTTTATTGGCATGACTTTGTCCGTCGTATTTTTGATTGTCACTTTGGGTATTACATACGCGCTCATATTTGTAACTCAACCAGTGGCAGCTCAAGCTCCCAATGACGCAGCTTTCATTGACTTGCTCAAAACTCTGGCCATTTTCTTGACAGGATCACTTGGCGGCGTACTTGCCTCTAACGGCTTAAAAGATAAAAAAGACACCGACACGCCCAAAACCACGCCTAATCCTTGACCTTGTCAGACTCTTGCTTCATTCTTTAATTAGGGAGCGAAGCACAGTAGCTCTCTGAACGGGAGCAATTATGTTAGTGACAATCGATATAGGCTGGATCATGTTGGGCTTCTTGGCTACAACAGTTCTTTTTTACACGCTAGGCGTCAACGCTGGTCAAGCCAATGGCTACATGCGCGGACGTGCCGCCGGTATTAAACTAGGCAAGCTAATTAAGGAGCAAT